AAGCATAGGTATTGACCATGATTGCAGAGTATTTCAAACATTATGTGGAATATTGCCAACTGATTACAAAATAGAAAATAATATATTTATAACTAAAGATAACTTTAAACCAACTATAATTCACGGAAACGGAAAAGCAGATATGAATTTTATTTACGAACTAATTTAAAAAAGAAATAATTATGCCAATACCTAAAGAAAAAGAAACCGAACAAGATTATATTGCAAGATGTATGGCTGATTCAGATATGAATGATAAACATCCTAATTCTGATGAAAGATTTGCAGTATGCAAAGGAATCTATAAAACTGAAAAATTTGCAGGTGGAATATCATTTGACTATGATGGAACACTATCAACAAGTAAAGGTAAAGAACTTGCATCAAAATATATTAAGCAAGGTAAGACAGTATATATCATAAGCGCAAGAAATAGCAAAGAAGGTATGCTAAAAGTAGCTGAAACATTAGGAATACCAACTTCAAGAGTATTTGCTACTGGTTCAAACGAAGAAAAGATAAAAAAAGTAAAAGAACTTGGAACGATACATTATGATAATAACAATGATGTAATTAAGGAACTAAAAAATAAAGGTAAATTAATATAATGGGAAGACCAGTAGGAACTAAATACATAGAAACACCTGAAAAACTTTGGGAACACTTTGAGAACTACAAAAACGAAACTAAATCTAATCCAATAAAGAAACACGTATTTGTAGGTAAGGATGGAAACGCAGACTATGAACTAATCGAAAGACCATTAACAGTTGATGGTTTTGAAGTATGGTGTTTTAAAAACGCTATTATAAACGATTTAAGCCATTATTTTGCAAATACTGATAATAGATACTCTGATTATGTAACTATCTGTTCACGTATAAGAAAAGAGGTAAGAAATGACCAAATAGAAAAAGGATTGGCTGGCATATATAATACTAGCATAACACAGCGATTAAATGGTTTAACTGATAAGTCAGAAGTAACAGTTAAAGAACAGCCACTTTTTCCTGATGATAAATTTTAAATAAAGTCAACAAAACAACTTATCCAGGTGGTAGGCAAATAGCATTATGACATTTAAAAGAACTACTGCAATCAGTAAATTATTACTACTTGAAAAACGCAAAAAAGTAATTCAAGGTGGCACAAGTGCTGGAAAAACATTTGGCATCCTACCCATATTAATCGGAAGAGCCTCAAAGCATCCTAATACCGAGATAAGTGTAGTAAGTGAAACAATACCACATTTAAGAAGAGGTGCGATAAAAGACTTCCTGAAGATAATGGAATGGACAAATCGATATGAAGATTCAAGATGGAATAGAACACTATTAACTTATAAATTTGGCAATGGTTCTTATATTGAGTTCTTTAGTGCAGAGCAAGAATCAAAGTTACGAGGTGCGAGGAGAAATGTACTTTATATTAATGAAGCAAACAATATTAGTTTTGAAAGCTATCATCAATTAGCTATTCGTACAAGTGGAGATATATGGTTAGACTTTAATCCAACATCAGAATTTTGGGCGCACACCGAAGTATTAAAAGACAATGATGCTGACCACATAATACTTACTTACAAAGATAACGAAGCACTACCCGACACAATTGTACAAGACATTGAACAAGCAAGGATAAAAGCGCAATCAAGTTCATATTGGGCAAATTGGTGGAAAGTTTATGGTTTAGGTGAAATAGGAAGTTTGCAAGGGGTTGTATTTGATAACTGGCAACAAGTGGCACGAATACCAACAGATGCAAAGTTATTAGGTTACGGAATGGATTTTGGATTCACAAATGACCCAACCGCATTAGTAGCAGTTTACAGAATGGATAACCAACTATACTTTGATGAAATCTTATATCGAACTAATATGACTAATACCGATATTGGTAACTTTATGAAGTCAGAAGGTATCGGTAGACCATACGAAATAATAGCAGATTCAGCAGAACCTAAATCAATTGAAGAATTAAGAAGACAAGGGTTTATGATTACACCTGCAACTAAAGGAGCTGATTCAATTAAAATAGGAATAGACATACTAAAAAGAGAACCATTTTTTGTTACTCAAAATTCAACTAATTTAATTAGAGAATTAAGGTCGTATGTTTGGGCTACAGATAGAGATGGTAAGTTGACAGGAAAGCCAGTTGACCACTCAAATCACATTTGTGATGGGATGCGTTATTTCGCATTAAACAAGTTGAATAATAGACCGAGTGGCAAATATGCAACAATTAAAATTTAGCAAAAAAGTAAAAAATTTATATATTAAAGAGAATGAAGTTTGAGAAAATAACCATAAGTCAGTTTATTAAATGCAAAACAATTGCAGAGTTAGAAACCGACCCATTGAATCGAAATATCAAAATGTTAGCTGAATTAACTAACAAAACTTTTGATGAAATTGAATCAATGCCAATTGAAGACTTAACGAAATCATTAAAAGCATTTAGTGAAATAGAGAACCTAAATCCAAATGCAAAGGTAAAAATGGATTTCAAAGTTAAGGGTAGGCGGTTTAAATGTATTTGGCAAACACAAAAGTTAAAAGCAGCACAATATATTGATGCAACTTCCTTCTGCAAAGACGAAGCAAATATAATAAATAACATTCACAATATACTTGCAGCGATATGTGTTGAAAAGAATTGGTATGGTAAGGTAAAAAAATACGATGGTGCGAATCATAAAGAGGTTGCAGACTTGTTTTTAAACCATATGAAAATTGACCAGGCATATCCAATCATGCTTTTTTTTTGCAGGTACTACAAGGAATTAGCCGACAATATCCTAATTTATTTGGAATCGGAAGCGGAGAAAGCACTGGCGAAAGTGAAGCCAATATTGGACAAACATTCGAAACCAAGTGGGGTTGGATTGTAGCGATAAACAACCTTGCTAACAATGATAGAAGTAAGTGGGAATACTACGAGGATATGAACATAATTGAGTTCTTAAACACATTAGTATTCTATAAAGACAAAAGTGAAGACGACAAAATAAAATGGCAAGCAGCGCAACGAACATAGGCAATAAGTATGGAAGTTCATTAGATACCTTTGCAAAGGATTTAAAGACTGGTGTTGATGCTGTGTTCTTGAAGTGGGCTAATGATTCAATAGGTATAATGCGCAAGGTTATAACAAGCAAAGCACGAACCAAGCAAGCGAGTACGTTAGCATCTGACTTATATCCTAATGTAATTGATAATGGAATCCAAATAGTAACTACTCAAAATTATTGGGAATTTGTGGATGAGGGAGTTAAGGGTGTATTTAATAAATCAAAAGCACCTAACAGCAAATTTAGTTTTAAAAACTTGGGAGTGCCAAAGGATATGCTAAATAGTTTCAAACAATACATAGCACGTACAGGTAGTAAGGGATTGAGAAAACAAACTTTAATCCGAAAGAATAAAAAGAAACAAGCTAATTTAATCGATAAAGAAGCTATGGCAATGGCAGTAGCAACCAAGATAGGTGGAATAAAACCAATGAACTATGTAGACCCTGCGGTTGGTGCTAAAAGATTAAAAATACTAAACAAAGCATTGAGCAAAGAAATGGCAACTAAAATAAGATTAGCAATTATAAAGTAATTATAAAATAATGGCAATAACAATAATATCAACCCCAAGTGCATTTATGGCTGCTTACAATCAAGTGCCATACATAGTCAGTAGTAATATGACTGCACAACCTAATTTCAATTTTATAGTTGATGTAAACCAAACAAGCGGTGCAAACAATCCATTAGCGAGGTTAAAATATCCAGTACAACCAAGTTCAGCACAACTAACATTTGACATCGGAAATGTGCTTAAAAACTATGTAAGCTACGATTTTAATAATGTTACAGCAGTATTCGCAAGTAATACTAATTCACGTTTGCAATACTTTGTTCAGTTTCGTGAACTATACGATGTATCAGGAACACCAACATTAACAGGAGTATTAGCAAGTCACCCAACCACACCGAGTTCAAGTAGTTTTAATTTAGCAACTAATTCAATCTTTGATTTTGAAGATTACTCGAATGCTGCGATGGTAAACAAAAGCATAACTAATATTGGTTACCTATCAAATGCTGCTAATGTAGAAAGAATAGAAAGTAATCAGGAGAAGTTCTTATATTGGTTCGATCCAAGCAATAAAGTAAAATACATACAATACACAGGAGCAACTGGCAATGTAGTAACAGCAGTTAGTTTACCTGCAACAGAATACCAATTCAGCACAAGAGCAGGAAAGTATGCACAAGATATACTAATAGCAGGTGGAATAAGCATAATAGATACTTACAATGTATCATTATTAGGTGCAACAAGTAATGTATTAGCATCAAGAACCTTTAATTTAAACACAGAATGCAGTCAATATCCAACAGTAAGGCTACATTGGATGAACAAATTAGGTGGATTTGACTCGTTTAACTTTAATAAAAACACAATAAACGCAATGGAAATTGAAAGAAAACAGTTCAAAGCACCATTGCCAATAGGTTATAGCAAACAAGATAGGTTAAAAACTAACTATAACACGACAATTAACGACAAAATAAGCATCAATAGTGATTGGATAACAGAAGCAGAAAGCACATTACTTGAAGAATTAGCCACATCACCAGTAATATACTTAGAAAGAAGTGCAACATCATTTGTAGCAGTAAACATAACCAACACAAGCTACGAAATAAAGAAATTCCTAACCGATAGAAAGATGTTTAATTTATCATTTGAAATAGAATACACTTATTTAAGATACAGACAATCGCTATAATGAATGAAAATAGACTAATAATAAACCAAGTATCAGGTGCAAACATAGTTGAGTATGAACTTGATTTATATGATAACGTACCATTACCAATTAACAAGAGTATAATTGATATTCAAAACATAGCTGAACGCAAAAGTGATTTTAGTAAAACAATTACTTTGCCTGGTACAAGTAACAACAACGACATATTTAGCAATATATTTAATTTAGCACGTTCAGTTCAAAATACAAATACATACAACTTTGCACCTGACTTTAATCCAAACTTAAAAGCTAATGCAATACTTTATAAGAATGGAATAGCAATGATACAAGGATACTTACAACTAACTAATATCAATATAGTTGATGAGAACCAAATAGAATACGAGATAATAATAATTGGAAAGTTTGCGAACTTGTTTCAAGATTTAGGCGAAAAGAAATTAAATGAACTTGATTTAAGTGCCTATGACCATGGTTGGAACTTTACTAACATTCAAGCAAGTTGGACACCATCTGCAACACGTGGCTACTATTATGGATTAATTGACAAAGGTTTTAGCAATGACCAAAAAGGATTCTATACTGCTGACCAAAAGCCACAAATATTTGCACGAACAATAGTTGATGCAATATTTAAAGATGCAGGTTATAGGTATAGTTCTGATTTCTTTACTACTGGTAACTTCAATAAATTAGTAGTTCCATGCACACAAGACAAATTACTATTAACTACTCAACAAGTAACAGATAGAACATTTAAAGGGGATAGGCTAACTGGTAGTTCTTATGCGCCTATAACAAATTTAATTACTGATTTACCTTTTAACAATATAGGAATACAATCAACACCAGTTGGGTATAATAATACTACTTTTCAATTTACAGTTACTGAAAATGGTTATTATGAATTTGGTTTAAATGTAAATATGTCATTTAGACCTATTAACCCTATTTCAGATTATTATGATGCGCAAATATTATATATTTATCAAACAAGAGGTGCAAATAAAACATTAATTGGTTGGTATAGGAATAATAATGGTAGCAATACAACATTTACAATGAACTCTTATTTTACAGCCCCAAATACATGGTGTGAAGTAAGTGATGTTATTTCAGTAGAAATGGAATCAATTTATGCAGATAGTTGGGAATATTCTTTATTAACAGATTCAGCATTTTTTTCAATACCAAGTCCTGAAATAATAGTAGGGCAAACAATGCAACTTGAAAACTGTTTACCTTCTGACATAAAGCAAGCAGACTTTTTAGCATCAATAATAAAGATGTTTAATCTTTATGTTTCAGTTGATGAACTTGATAGTAGAAAACTAAAAATAGAAACACGTGATGTATATTTTACAAGCGATACAGTAGACTTAACTAATAAGATTGATGTAAGTAAGGGAGTACAAGTAAAGCCATTAGGAGCAAGTAAATTTAAGGAATATACCTTTCAAATGCAAGAGGATAAAGATGAACTAAACGTAATTCATCAAAGCCAATATGCCTATCCTTATGGAACTTTTAAAAAGATTATTGATAACGATTTTATAACTGAAACCTATAAGACAGAAATAATATTTGCACCTACTCCATTAGGTTTTGCAAGGAATAATCCAAAAGTAGTTTTTAGCCAAATAATATTTAAGAACTCAAATGGTGAATCAATAGACAGCACATCAAAATTAAGGCTATTAGTAGCAGGTGGTTTAAGTGCATCAATGGGTACTAACTACTTTCATTACCTTGATCCTGATGGCACATTTCATTACTTTAATTCTTATGCTTATGTTGGGCATTACGATAATGTTTTAGCACCTACATTTGATATAAACTTTGATATTCCTAAAAAAATAAATTATAAAAATGGATATGAAACAAAACAAAGTTCATCTACACTTTACAACTTATATCATAAAAAAGGAATAGAAGAAATCACAAACAAGGATTCTAAATTAGTAACATTTTATGTAAAGCTAACAGATGTTGAAGTAAACAAATTATCATTTAGAAATTCATATTTTATAGACAAACAATTTTATAGACTTTATGAAATAGACTTTGATGCCAACTCACAAGAACCTGCAAAACTTACATTCTTAAAATTAGCAGTTGCCCCAGTGTTTGTACCTTATAATTTAGTAACTAATGGTGGTGGTGGTGGAGAGGGTTCTCAATACGCACAAAATGCAACAAGAAATGGCACACAATACCCTAAAGGAGTTGATGTAATAGGACAAGGTAGCGATAACACATTACAAGGCTACGAACAAATAGTAAACTCAACTAATAACTTTGTAAACGCAAATCAAGTAAATATATTAGCAGGAGCAGATAACACAGTATTAAACAATGGTGTAACACTAATCGGAACTAATGGCTATACAAGTCAAAGAGATAATCAATCAGTAGTAAACAACATTGACCAACCATTACTTGCTACTCACATATTGACAGTTTCTGAAATACAAAATTTACATAGTACACCGATTGAAATATTAGCAGTTCAAACAGGATATTGGGTTGAGATATATGATGCTTACATAACAGTATTCTTTGGCACAACAGGTTCACCGGCTGGTTATAATAATAAAAAATTACATTTTCAATACAATGGCGATGGCACACACTTATTAGAATTTGACAATGGTATAACAGCATCAAACGTAGCAACAAAACAAAGAGGTATA